TAAGACGTTCGAAAACGGTATACTCGGTACTTTTATAGGCGGTTTTGGTGGCTATAACTACGGTAAGCTCTTTACCGCCGCGACGAAAAAACGTCAGGCTCGCCTCGCCTGGGAGGAAATGAGCAAATTTATTACCGTCGATCCGGATCTTAACGAGTTTTTCGAGGTTAAGGATTATAAATCCCTGATTGAGGCGGTTAATACTCATTGTACGATCGAGGCTCTGTCTCGAGAGGGCGGTCTCGAGGACGGTTTCCGAGCGATTTTCGCCTCCGTCGACGAGATCCACCAACATAAAGACAATAAGATTTACAAGGCCCTTTATAACGGTACGCGAGCGCTCGACGAGACTCTCGTCTCTATGATTACTACTCGCGGCGATAAACTAAATTCGTTCTGTAAGGAAATGGACGATTATTGTATAAAAATCCTCCGTGGTCTCGCGACCGCTGAGGATTTTTTTGTCGATATCTATTGTCTCGATCCTAAAGACGATATTTGGGATCCGAAAAATTGGGTTAAGGCTAATCCGTTTATTTGCGCTCCTGGTAACGAGGCTAAGTTTGAGGTCTTGAAAACCGACGCTCAGACCGCTAGGGATATGGGCGGCTCGGATCTGAGAGACTTCCTTACTAAGTCTCTTAATATGTGGGTGCAAAATACCGACGATCAGTTTATTAACGCTGAGAAGTGGCAAAATTGCGGATCCGACCGTATTCTCGAGGATTTCAGAGGCCGCGACTGTTGGGTCGGCTTAGACTTATCCTCCGGCGGCGACCTTACGACTTTCGCTCTCGAGTTTCCGGACGGCGATAAGTATTACTTTTACAGTCATTCCTTTATGCCGCGAGGCCGTCTCGAGGAGCATATCGAGACTGATCTAGCGCCTTACGACCTTTGGGAGCAAATGGAGTTACTTACCGCGACCGGCGGATCGACCGATTTTAAGAACGATTTCGGCTTTATTATCCGCGAGCTTAAGAGACTCAGAGACGAGTACGAGCTTAAATACCTCGGTATCGGCGTCGATCCTCACAATTTCGACGGTATCCGTACGGATCTCGAGGATTTCGGTTGTCCCGTGGTTATTATCGTCCAGTCCTGTAAGAGTCTTAACGACGCGACGGTCGATATCCAGTTACTTTGTAAGTCTGAAAAGCTCGAGTATAACAAAAATAACGAGTTGCTAACCTGGTCTTTCCTTAACGCGAGTATCGTCCGAAATTCTTTCGACGAGGTTAAGGTCGATAAGAAACCGGGAGCAAGATATAAACGTATCGATCCGGTCGACGCCTGTATCGACGCTCACGCTTGTATGTTGAAAAACAAAACGGCGGAGGTCGTCGACGTCGAGTCCGAACTCGATAAATACCTTAAGGCTATGGGTTGGAAAAAGTAAGGAGGAGGTGAAATAAACCGATGAATATTTTTAAGCGATTTACTACGGCGGTACGGATCCTCTTTAACAAGAGCGGCCGCGAGACGGTCGAGCTTAACGAGTTATATAAATTCCTGGGTATCGATCCTCGAGCGGACGAGGGCGTCCTTTCCGAGGCGACTTATTACGCGTGTCTTAAGATCCTCTCCGAGGCGATCGGCAAAATGCCGCTTAAGCTCCTGAGATATACCGATAAGAACGGCGTCGCGACTATGCGTAAGCATTATCTCTATAAGATTTTGCACGACCGGCCTAATCCCTATATGACCGCTACGTCGTTTTGGTCTACCGTCGAGTTTAATCGTAACCACTACGGTAACGCGTACGTATGGATCCAGGGCGCCGGTAAGAACATGAAATTATGGATCTTACCCTCTAATAGCGTCGAGGTTTGGTACGATAACGCGAAAATCCTCGCGGATCAGCCGGATATTTATTATCTGTACTCCGCCGGTGGTAAGATCTATCGTTTCGGATCCGAGGAGATCTTACACTTTAAGTCGTCTAACAGTTTGGACGGTATTCTCGGTATTTCCGTACAGGATCAGCTTAAAAACACTCTGAGCGGATCTATTAAGTCTCAGAAAATGCTTAACAAGATGTACGAGAGTGGCTTTACCGCTAAGGCGGTATTACAGTATACCGGCTCTCTGAGTGACGATAATACTAAGGCGTTTGTCGCCGGTATTGAGGCTTACGCTAAGGGCGAGTTACGAGATGACGGCGTCGAGAATATTATCCCGATCCCTATCGGCTCTACTCTGACTCCGCTTAACGTTAAGCTCGCCGATAATCAGTTTATCGAGGTTAAGCAGTATACGAGCGGTCAGATCGCGGCGGCGTTTGGTATTAAGCCTTACCAGTATAACGACTTAACTAAGTCTAGTTACGCGTCCGCCGAGGCTCAGCAGTTGAGTTTTTACGTCGATACTCTGCTGTACATTATTAAGCAGTACGAGGAGGAGTTAACTTATAAGCTCCTGAGCGACCGAGAGACCAATAGCGGTTATCATTTTAAGTTTAACGTCGCGGTTATCCTGAGAGCGGATCTCGCTACTCAGATCGAAACCCTCTCTAAGGGCGTCGCCAATTTCATTTATACGCCTAACGAGGCTCGAGCTATGTTAGATCTCGAGGCTAAGGACGGCGGCGATAAGCTCCTCGGTAACGGTGCGAGTATCCCGGTCGAATACGCCGGTACTCAATATATGAAAAATCCGGAGCCTCCGGAGGACGATCCTCCCGAAGATCCGGAGCCGGAGGAAACTCCGGAGGAAAATAACGAGGGAGGAGGTAAAGAAAATGAATGAGGATAAGTTAACCGTATCTATGGACGATCCGGAGGCGACTCCTGGTGTTATCTGTAAGGCGGCGAGCGTTCAGCCTTTAGAGGCGACCGAGGAAGATCTTAAGAAGATCAATAAGTACACTCTGAGACCTTTTAAGGCCGAGGACGTTTTCGTTTTTAAGATCGTTATGGCCGATAACGAACAGGACGACCGCAATTATATGCCCTTTGATCTTAAGGCTTTACAGGATCTTAAGAAACTGTATCCCGGTAAGCCTATGATTAAGGATCATATGAGACGCGCCGACAATCAGATCGCCCGAGTATTTGATACCGAGTTAGTCCAAAACGCGAATAAGCAGACCGAGCGAGGCGAATTACATACCGAGTTAATCGGCCGGGCCTATATGATCCGTACCGATTCTAATAAGGATCTGATCGCCGAGATCGAGGGCGGTATTAAAAAGGAGGTCTCTACTTCCTGTACTCCCGAGAAAATGATTTGCAGTATTTGCGGTACCGACAATATGAAAAAGTATTGTCGTCATTGGCCCGGCGCTAAGTATGTCGTCGAGGACGGTACTCCCGGAGGCTCTGAAAAGCGTTGTCTTATGTTGCTGAGCGGCGCTAAGGACGCATGGGAGTTATCTTTCGTCCCCGTTGGCGCTCAGCCTCGAGCCGGTACTCATAAGAGCGTCGGCTTTACTAAGCCGGTTGCAGAAACCGAGGGTCAGGATCCGGAGGTTAAGGATCAGACCGAAAATAATCATATCGACAAAGACTTAGATCTCGCTTTTAAGGTGCGAGAGGCTGAGTCTTTTATTTTTGTTCAAAATTAAGGAGGAAAAATATCATGAATAAGAAAATGCGTGAAATTTTAGCTCAGATCCAGGCTAAGACCGCTGAGGCTAAGGGTTTTATGACCGAGGGCGAAAATAAGGACGTCGCTAAGGCTAACGCTATTATGGACGAGGTCGACGTCTTAAAGGCCGAGTTTGAGGCCGAAAAGCGTATCTATGAGGCTGAAAAGGCCGAGGGTATCGAGGGCGCCGAGCCTCACGCCGGTACCGGCGAGCCTGAGGTTAAGGAGCTGACCGGCGAGCAGATCGTCGCTAAGGAGATCCGCTCTATCATGTCTAAGGTCGCCGATAAGGACTTACAGGAGTCCGTCGAGGCCGACGGCGGTTATACCGTCCCTGAGGATATCGTGACTCGCGTCGAGAAGTGGCCCGAGGCTCGTTATAGCTTCCTGGACGATATCTCCGTCGAGAACGTCTCCACTAATAAGGGCGCTCGTACCTATCAGAAAAAGGCCGATACTGAGGCTTTCGTCGACCTGGACGAGAACGGCGCTATCACTAAGAAGATCGCCGCTCCTCAGTTTGAGCGCGTGACTTACGCGATCCAGGATCGTGCAGGCTTTATGCCCGTCTCTAACGACCTGATCCACGACTCCGACGCTAATATTACCGGTATCGTTACCGAGTGGTTGGCTCGCGCTAATATCGCGACCGCTAACGAGAAGATCCTGGGTATTATTAAGGCTAAGGCTCAGGTCGCCCTGGACGGTATCGCCGGTATTAAGCACGCCGTTAACGTTACCCTGGGTCAGGCTTATAAGGCCGGTGCTAA